GGTTGGGAAGAATGGTCCGGGGAACAATACCATCGTGCGGCACAATCCGCAAGGCAATGGTATTATGAAAACTATAAGCCAGTAGATCTTTATCCTGCTGTTTGGCAATGGATGGAGCAAAATGATTACACTAAAGAACAAATTAGACATGCTAAGTCAGCACCTAGTTACGAACTAAGTATTACAGCTGGCATCACAGCAAAATTACTTATGAACGGGATGCCTGATTATAACGAGAAACATGACAAGTATTGGGAGAGTCTTCCTGGTACAATGGGAAATACCGCTCCTGCTTCAAAGTTTTTAAAAGAACGAATTAAATGTGCTATAGAAGCAGGTTCAAAAGTTGTAGAAGAAAAAAAAGAAATTGAAAAAGAAAAAGCAAACGTATATGTTCCTACTATACAAGAACGTATTAGAGACCAAGCATATATTCAAAGTGAAGCAATAGACGAATGGTTGGAAGGTTGGATAATTGACCCAAAGTCGTTTGACCCGAAAGGGTTTGACTTTAAAAAACATTTTTCAGAAATGAATGTTACACAAGCACATGCTAGAAAATTAAAAACATTTTTCGAACATGAACTAGATGACTATAAAGAACTAGAAAGATATCCAACAGCAGGACAACTGAAAAAAATGGATGAAAACGAAGCTGACCAGTGGCTACAACTAAAAGAAGGGTATGGACACTTTAAGAAAGCTGATATCAAAAAACTTTTTATAGCCGTAGAAGGCTTGTTACAAGCGTTGGATTTTGTGATTGAGACAGCCAAAGCAACACGAGCTCCAAGAAAGAGCAAACCTAAGAGTGCTACTAAACTTGTAGAAAAACTAAAATATTTGAAAATTGACAACAAATTCAAACTTGCAAGTATATCTCCAGATCAAATTATAGGTACAAGCGAGCTTTGGGTATTCAATGTCAAAACACGTAAACTAGGAAAGTATATTGCTAAGAATATAGATCCAAAAGGGTTCCAACGTGATGGTAGTGGTTTGAGTGTTAAAGGTACTACTATACAAGGATATGATGAAGAACAAAGTATTCAAAAAACATTACGCAAACCTGAACAACAACTTAAAGAGTTTAAAGATGCAGGAAAAGTAAAATTACGTAAGTTCTTAGATGATATTCCTACTACAGACACAAAACTGAACGGTAGATGTAATCCTGAAACTATACTTCTTAAAGTAAACTGATAAATATTAGCATGAGTATACATGACATAAGAACAGGATTAACTGCTTTGACTAATGCCGTAGATGCACTACAAAGCGCACCGCCACCATCACCTGAAATACTAGACAGAGCTTTGTCTGGTAATAAAATTAACGGTGGAATGATAACAAACTTCAGTTCAAAAGGAATAACGGACGAAGCTACAGTTAATCAAATTCTTACTGTACACAATGATGGTATTACTGTAAAAGCAATACAAACACAATCTATAGACAATTCTCTTACAGTAAAAGGTGATTTAACTGTTCAAGGCGAAGTACATGCAACAAGGTTACATGTGGATGAAGTTAGTGCAGATGTACGTAATGAAAGATCTTCGTCACTAGAATTTACTGCAACATCAGGAGCACATAGTGGCAAAGGCTTACTATGGACTGGTGCTGAAGATTATACAAAACAATTTGTGTTTCGTAACCAACCAAACAGAATGTGGAGTAGCGACGATATAGATATTGATCGCGAAAAAGTATATCGTATAGAAGGCATTCCTGTACTAACACTTACAACACTAGGAAGAAGTGTAACTGAAAGTAACTTACAAACTCTGGGAACATTACAGTCATTAGAAGTACAAGGTAATGTTAACATAGACGGAGTTGTGTATTGGGATACTGATAGTGAAAGACTTGGTATAGGAACTGATGCTCCTAACGGTATGTTAGCTCTAAAGAACATAGATCATGAATTTATAATAGACAATACTATTGATAAAAAATTTAAATTAGGAACTTGGACTACAAGTGCATTACAAATTGTTACAGATGACACTACACGTATAGAAGTAGCAGCAAACGGAAATATTAGTCTCAATGGCAGAGTAAATATTACACACCCGATAGGAGTTGGTGTTAATAACTTTGCAGATGATGTAGATATTACTACAGCTAGAGCTGTAAGAATACAGAACAAAAAATTTGAAACTGGCACATCAGTGCCTAGTACAGGTAACTATATAGTCGGAGACATAATATGGAATCAAAATCCTACTCCAACAGGCTTCGTTGGATGGATATGTGTAAGAGCTGGTACTCCGGGAGAATGGAAAAAGTTTGGTCAAATTCAAAGTTAAGTTCTTAATACAATGTGGGAATTCTTAGCAAAAATATTACCGGCGATAGCTTTACTGTTAGTGTTAATTGTACACTTTTCTGATTTACAAAATACCTTTGATTACATAATGATAGCTATTTCTGTTGCCTTTAGTGTAACAGCAGTTATATGGTGGTGGTGGATAATGATGTTTGCTAGAAAACTTACTGAAGTAAATAATAAAAGTTTAGACCGCTTTGAGGAAATAGCAAAAGAATTAAAAGACCTACGAAAAGAGATCAATAAGAAGAAATAAAATGTTTGTACTAGGTAACGGAGAAAGCAGAAAACCAATTAATGTAAATGCGTTGCCAGGTCCTACTATAGGATGTAATGCTATTTGCCGAGACTACTTTGTGGATCATCTAATATGTGTAGATCGTAGAATGGTCGAACAAGCCCATAATAATTACTCCCAAAACTTTAACAAAATTTACACTAGAACAGACTGGTTAGATAATTTTGAGCATATTAAAAATCTATTTGCAGTTCCTGAAGTGCCTTACGGAATAGAAGTAAGAGCAGATGAACCCTTCCAATGGGGGAGTGGGCCATATGCTGTATTGTTAGCAACACTGATGAGTAAGGAAATTCATATGATAGGTTTTGATTTGTATGGTAAAGGGCAACTTGTAAATAACATATACAAAGATACTGAACACTATGATGCTTCAAACAAAAGTGCAGTTGATCCTAGATATTGGAAACATCAAATAGGTAAAGTAATAGAATCAAATCAGCACATAAAATTTATCATATATCAAAGCGAATGGGATTTGCCAAAACAGTGGAATTTTGCTAATGTTTCACTTGACAGCCTAAGAAACTTATAGTATAATAAGTATAATACATAGAGGACTTAGCGTCAACCCTCCTAATTCTGCCGCTGTAACATAGGAGAATAAACATGGCTTTTTATAGCACAAAAACATACGGACACAACATTGGACTTTCAGCAGTGTTCAGACAACCTAATGCAGATCATTCACACTGTCATCTGCTTCACGGATACAGTCTGCAATTTAAATTTACATTTGGATGTTCAGACCTTGACAACAAAAACTGGGCAGTAGACTTTGGTGGATTGAAACCATTGAAGGCTTGGCTCGAAGATAGTTTTGATCACAAGACATGTGTAGACATTAACGATCCACACAAACAAGACTTCTATGATTTGCAAGACAAAGACTTGTGCGAAGTAAGAGAATTTGATGGTGTTGGTGCAGAGATGTTTGCAAAACATGCTTATGATTTTGCTACACAACTTGTTGAAAAAATGACCAACGGACGTTGTTGGGTTGAATCTGTCGAGTGTGCAGAGCATGGTGCTAACAGTGCTATCTATACTCCCTTCGAATCTCAGAAGATTAGATTTGATGGCTAAGATTGATAAAAGCAAATATACCAAAGAAGAAATTAAAGCAATGAAAGCAGCAAAGCGTGAGCGTAAGGCTGCTAAATTGTTAAAAAACTCTGTGAAGAACTTTCCTGCTTCAAAAGATAAGAATATTTTAGTCCTAAAACACGGACAAAAATACAGTGCCGATTATGTGAACAAAATGTATAATATGGTTACTGCTAATCTTGAATATGATTTCAACTTCTATTGTATTACTGAAGATCCTGTCAATCTTAATCCTAAAATAAATGTTATTCCTTTACCCACTGTTGCAGTTACCGGTTGGTGGTACAAGCCGTATATATTTTCGGCAGATTTACCTATAGAAGGAACTATCCTTTATCTAGATTTAGATCTTGTTGTAACAAATAGTTTGGATAGACTGTTTGATTTTTATCCGGGAGAATATTGTATTATTAGAGACTTCACTCGAAGTATGCGTCCTAATTGGGAAAAGTATAATTCTAGTGTAGTAAGATTTGAAAAGGGACAACTTGATCACGTTTGGCAACGTTTTCAAAAAGAACATCTTTTAATCATGCGTAAATTTTATGGTGATCAAGACTATCTGTGGGAAGTTACTCAAGGTAAAGCAAAAGTATTTCCAGACCCCTGGGTAAGAAGTTGGAAGTGGGAAGTACGCAAAGATAAAAGATTCAAGCCAGGCCAGACTCGAGGAAATAGAGAGCTACAAGATATTGAACATGTTAAAGCACCAGAGGACTGTTGTATTGTTGCATTTCATGGTGATCCTAATCCTCATAATTGTCATGATCCGTATATAGTAGAAAAATGGAAATAGAAACTTTTGATAATTTAATACCAATGAATATACAAGAAGAACTGTTAGCACTACATACTGACAATTATTTTCCCTGGTACTTCCAATCACAAACAGCAGATTATAACGACAAATTTGCAAATTTTAAAGATGTTGAATGTTTTCAATTTAGTCATGGATCTTTTTATAATGGAGAAAAACTAAGTGAAGTTTTCGACTACACAAAAAAAATTTTAAACTATATAGATGGTGCTTTTGATATTTTAAGGATAAAGTCAAACTTCACAACTAACATTACTAATTATAAAACAGGCGACCATCAACCTATTCATATAGATAGTAACACAGATAATGTGTCTTTGCTTTATTATGTTAACGACAATGACGGAGGAACATTATTTTTTGATAATAACAATAATGTTGTAAAAAAAGTAAATGCAAAGAAAGGCAGACTTTTAGTCTTTCCTGCCAATATGAAACATGCAGGATTCAATCCTATTAAACATCAATACAAGATTGTAATAAATTATGTTCTTGACAAAAACAAATAAAGGTGTTATTATACTAACATGATGAATCACAAACGCATAGGCTTTGCATGTAAATACATGCATCCAGATCAAACACAGAAAAAGAAACTTCTCGAGGAAATACAGCGACCGCTAAATACTCGTAGCACAACAGTACAATGGCTCAATAGGCAGACACGTGATGTTGCTGAAGAACGCTTATGGGAACTAATGGTTCACAACATTGCGTCATACAAGAGGTTGATTGAATATGTTGGAAGCCTTCCTCCAGAACTTCGTATGGTCAGATTGGGTAGCGATGTCCTTCCTGTTTATACCGAGCCTACTTGGTGTTATTATTGGCGCAAGCCCGATGTTATTGCGTATTGCGAAAGAGAGTTTGCCAAGGTCGGTGAAACAGCAAGAACCCTCGATGTCCGATTATCGATGCACCCAGGCCAATTTACTGTACTTGCAAGCGACAACCCAGAGATTGTCGAAAGATCTATAGAGGAGTTTGAATATCATGTTAATTGCATCAGATGGATGGGCTATGGCCAATCGTTCCAAGACTTTAAATGCAACGTCCATATATCCGGTAGGCAAGGTCCAGCCGGTATCAAACACGCAGTCAACAACAGACTTTCTCCAGAAGCGAGAAACACGATTACGATCGAAAATGACGAAAACAAATGGGGTCTCGATTCAAGCATCGAGCTCGTCGACACCTGCGCATTGGTACTCGACATACACCATCACTGGTGCCGTGAAGGTGAATATATACGTGCCACCGACGATAGATTTAATCGCGTGATAGATTCGTGGCGTGGTGTGCGTCCTGTGATACATTATTCATACAGTAGAAACGAACACTTGCCAGATGGCTACAATCATATAGGTATGCCCGACATGACTACATTAATAGAGTCAGGCTACAAGAAAGCAAAATTACGTGCTCACAGCGATTACTATCCAAACAATGCTGTAAATGACTGGGCATTGTCGTTTTTGCCATATGCAGATATTATGTGCGAAAGCAAGTGTAAAAACCTTGCAAGTATAAATTTATATAAATACTATATAGGAGACAAACATGAAAACAAAAGGCATAAAAAAGAACTTGTCCTTGGATAAAATTAAAGGGATCCGTATTGATACAGGGCCTGTAACATATGTCCCTGTTGTAAAAGAATATAAATTTCCAACGCCTGAAAAATCTATAAAAGCTAAAGATAATATTAAAAAAGACGGCTGGAAATATTAGGAGTTAAAATGAAAAATTGGATCAAATCAAGAATTGAGGAACGCACATCAATGGATGGTGCTGTTCTAATAGGATTAGGACTAATTGTATTGATTGCAGGACCTTTTGCTAAACTAGCTGCTTATGCAGCAATAGCATATGGTGCATGGACTATTTGGAAAAAAGACTAAAGTTTACTTATATCTAAACCACTACTGGCTGGTAAATCCCAGATGTGTTTTCTTGTGACTCCCATCTTTTGAGCAAACTTTTTACTATCGCAACTACCACATACATGAAAATAATTATTGTTTATCCTATTAGGATCCATACTACTTCGTAGTCTTTCAAATTCTGTATTACAATTATCACAGCGTAAAACTAACATAGTGCGGTTGCGAGTATATTCGTGCTTGACTCCGCATTTACTATGTCTAGTGTATCGCTTTGCTACCAAAAATTCTTTTATATACATAACTATATTTACATTAAGTTTATAAAAAGCAACGATAAATACATTTATAAAGGAGCCAAAATGACTGTTTGCACACTGACTGACGCCGCAAAAACACAGATAGATACTATCTGTACAGAAAATAATGCTATTGCAGTAACATTAAATATGAAGGGTGGAGGATGTGCCGGCTTTGAATACGACTGGGGTACTATTAGCGATGCACGAGATATACAAGACGGTGATGAGATTATACCAACAGACGAAGGCTTTAGTTTAATTATAGGTTCACACAGCATTATGTTTATGATAGGAACTGTGGTAGACTACAAAAAAGATATTATAGGTTCGATGTTTGATATTACAAATCCTAATGCACAGAGTAGTTGCGGGTGTGGTGTAAGTGTTAACTTCGATATAGACAAATTACAAATACCGCTTGAGATGGAGCAATAAATGGCAAAACAAGATATTAATATTGGTGTAGAGGGTAATGATGGTACTGGCGATAGTATTAGAGAATCGTTTCGTAAAACCAATGAAAACTTTCAAGAACTGTATGCAGTTTTTGGAGTTGGTGGACAAATTACATTTACAACGCTAAGTGACACACCAGATGAACTTACACCTAACACAATACCATTAGTAAATGATGCAGGGACATTAATTAATTTAGTTACACTAGCATCAAATAGTGCATTGGGTGGAGGAGCAACAGATACAATTACATTTAGTTATGATACAGCAGGCAAACTAATTATTTCTAGCTCGTTTACAAAAATGAGTGATGACCTAAGTCCTACTCTAGGTGGCCCATTAGATGCAGGTGGTTTTGGTATTGCAAACGTTGGCATAAGCACAGCAGAAGCAGAACGTCTTAACACTACACACGATAATCTATCAGGACTTACAATTGACGATTTAGTAATTACCAAAGGATATGCAGACCAAAGATACATAACATCTGGATTGCCATTACGAGTAGCAAATGAACCAGCCGGTAAATTGCATTACACTTGGGAAATTAGTCAATATGTAAATGATAGTATAGAAATTATAAGCCATTACAATGTAGCTCAGGGCTTAGTAGCAGGTGGCCATGGTTTAGAAAGTGGGCAAAACGGAACTGCTGTTGTGTTTAATGCTGAAGATACTGATCCCAATAACTTAGTATCAGGCACAACATATTATCTAAGAGTTGTTACACCCACAAGAATATACTTGTATACAGAAGCAAATAAAGCATATGCAACGACAGACGTACAAGCAGATGCAGATACATTTAAAATTAACCCTTCAGGTACTATTGCAACAGATGACACGCATACAATAGTAGATGCAGCATTAGATATTACACTAGCAGGCAACTTCTTATCTGATACTAGTATGCCAAGGAATTCTACTGTACGTAGACAAGGTGATACAATGACCGGTGAGTTGTATCTAAATGATCACCCAGGCGAACTAGCAGGAGAAGGCGCACCTAATGGTCCTGAAGATTTACAAGCTGCAACAAAATACTATGTAGACAACACTGCATACAGTTCACCAGAAGTATTATTTGTTAGCACACAAGGCAACGACTTAATGAGTGGTGTGCCAGCAGGTAAAGAAGGTACATCATTAACATATGCATTTAGAACAATTAATAAAGCAGCCGAACGTGCTGAAGAATTAGTAAGAAGTGCTCGAAAAGAGCCGGGCAACTACATGCAAACACTAACACACTCTGGTTTTACAAAAGATAGTGTTGTTATAAATTCTGACGTAGATGTACCTGTTTACGAACAAGCAAGGAATCTCTTAGATAGGAACACAGATTACATTGCTGCAGAAGTAGTTGGTTTTATTAATAAAACTTTTCCTGACTTTGCTTATAATTCTGCAACATGTGCTAGAGATACAAAGTTAATAATTAATGCTATTGCCCTGGATATCAACAGAGGACTTACAGCAAATTATCTTACAAGACAAGCTGCTGAAAGTTACTTTTCCGGTGTTAGTGCAAGGTTAGCAATTACAACACAATTAACTCAAACTGTTGCAGGTATTGTAGCAGCAAGGGACATATCAACCGCTTTATTGACAAACGATTTATACAATCAAAAAAATATCAGCAATATAACAGTCGCAGCGATTCCTGTAGTAACAACTACCACTGCACACGGACTAGTTGATAAAGACATTGTTGTGTTTAGAGACATAAAAGGTATGATTGAAATTGTCAATAATACTAAAAAATATGTTAGAGTTACAGGCACACAAACATTTGAACTTTACAATGATAAAGATCTCACTACACCATTTGATACATCGACATTCACTGGATTTACATCAGGTATACTTGGTCAAGTATTCCAGACAGAAGAAGATCAGTTTTTAGATCTCGGCACAATTTTTACAATTACTACAGCAGGAAATGTAACTGTTTTTGCTGGAGAAACACTTACACAAGCAGGTAGTGGAGCAACAGGCGTTGTACAAACATCCGTAACTAACGGCACAACAATAAAATTAGAACAAACTACAGGAACTTTCAATACAGGTAATAATTTCACTGGATCAATAAGCGGTGCATTAGGACCTGATAGTGTTCCTACAGTTATTGCAAATGACTTTGATGCTGATGCAAATGCTATAGCCGCAATCCAAGATAAATTTGACTTAGTAAACACAATAATACAAAACGGATTAGACGCAGGTGGAGATATTGTATATGGAAGTACATATAAAATTGTTGTAACAAATGGTGCAGCTTCTTATACAGATCAAACGTTTCCTAGCAACACTGATGCATTACCAGGTAAAGTGATAAGAGGTAAACGATCTGAAGCTATCGGACAAATTGTTAGTTTCACTAACGATGTAGGTGCAGAAGCAGCAACTGACCCACAGACGGGTGCAAGTGAACCTGGACCCACAGTATTCCAAGTACACTTGTTAAGTGCAAAAGATTTTGAACCTGAAGAGCCGCTAGAGTATGGTAACATAGTTGCTAGAAAGCAAGTTACTATTATGGTTGAAACAGGTATATATGAAGAAGACTATCCTATTAGGTTGTCTAACAATGTATCACTTAAAGGTGATGAGTTCAGACGTGTAATTATCAAACCTAAAACAGAAACAGATTCAAGAGTACCTAGAGTATCGCAAAGTAAATGGGCAAACTTGTATTTCTACAGGGATAATACATTTGATGGATTAACTATTAACAACGGTGGTACACCATTCTTTAACCAAGACGGGATATCGCAAGGTAAATTTGGTTACCATTATCTAGCAGAAGGCGGTAAACCATTAAATCTAGGACCTACAGTTACAAACGTAGGCGGTTATACAACTGCAAGTAATATTATTTTAGAAAACAAAGATTACATTATTGAAGAAACTATTAGATTTATAAGTGATAGGTTTCCTGAATTAACTTATTCTCAAGCTAAATGTAGACGAGACACAGCGTTAATAGTAGACGCAATAGTTAAAGATCTAAAAGATGGCGGCGAAGTCATGACCCTAGAAGTACAAGGATCATATCATTCGTTACTGACAAACGGAGATTATCTTACACAATTAGGTGATAGTTCACAAGAAATTGCAACCGAAGCCGCAATTGATAACATCAGTACACTTTCAAATGCATTGTTGTCAGGTGTTGCTCCAAACTATACTGTAGTAGATGCACAATTTACACCTACTGATGCAACATATGATCCTCTTACAGGTGTTTTAGTTGCAACAATAGGCACACATAGTTTATCTGTAGGACAATATATTGAAATTGAACTTAATGGATTTACGTTCACTTGTGCATCAGATGGAAACGTAACACCAGTTACTTTTCCTAGAGCAACAGATCCAGCATTCCAAACTAAACTAGAAATAACTGCAAAAACTGCAACAACTATTACAGTTAATGTAGGAACTTCATCTGAAACATCAGCACACACTTTTGTCAGTGCAGCAACCAACGCAATAACATTTGGTGAATACACAGCAGGTGCGGCAGCAGTTATTGCAGCTGAGCCGGTTGATATTTCGCTAGGTGCAGGTGAATCAGGAACAGCGGCAGTAGTCGGTCAATTAATTGACAAAATAACTTTTGTATTTGATCCCCAATATAATCCACCTAAACGTAATGATGCACTAGATGTATTTTTGATGAGTGATGCTACAATTATTCGTAACGTAACTGTGCAAGGTCACGGTGGCTTTATGTGTGTACTAGATCCGCAAGGACAGGTTCTTACTAAATCACCCTACATTCAAACAGCATCTAGTTTCTCAAAGAGTATAAACAAAAAAACTTTTGCTGGCGGCATGTATGTTGATGCTTATGTAGGTAACTTACCTACAAGAATTACAGGCCAACCAGAGACAGCAGATAAATTTAAACTTACTGTACAAAGTAATCCAGGTGAAGGACTAAGGCTGCGTCCACCTGAACTACCTTGTCCTTTCTATGTTGAAGGAAGACGGTATCAGGTAAATGCTATATCAGATTATGATCAGGGACAAGGTACTGCCACAATTTATCTAGATGCTAACAGTAATAAAGGTGACGGATATGATGTAGAACAATTTGACGATTCAAGTGTTGAAAGAGATATTTTCTTACAGACAGCTGGTAACAGATCAATGCTAGCCAATGACTTTACACAGATTAATGATTTAGGCTACGGCTTAATTGCTAACAATGCTGCATTCTCAGAACAAGTGTCAACATTTACATACTACTGTCAAACAGCTATGTATGCTAATAATGGTTCTGAAATTAGAGGACTTAACTGCTCTAATGGCTACGGTAACTTTGGTTTGATTGCTGAAGGTGCTGATCCTAACGAAATTCCGGATCAAGTTACACTTAAAAATGATATGGTACAACCAGCAAAAGCATTTACTACAGGAACATTTGCTAACGCATTAGACGATCCTAGTATCACAGTTACAGATCTAAAAACTCCGCCTTCTGCGAACAGTTTGATTACGATTGATCATGGTGGTGCAACGGGTACATTAAATTATGTTGTTTCTACAGTTACAAATCTAAGTGACGTTGACGGTGACGGAATATCAGGAGAAGCCGGAGATGTAATTGTTACTGGTGTTAGTGCTTTAGACAACGGGACACTAGCAGGGACAACAGCATCTCTAGGAACATTCGGCGGAATTGCAACAAACAATACAGGATCTGGTACTGGACTTACAGTAGATGTAACTATTACAGGAGTTGGTGCAATAGGCGGCTCAGGAGCGGCAGTTGTAGCTATATCAACACCCGGTAGTGGATACTCCACAAGTGATACTATTACAATCAGTGGTAGTAACTTAGGAGGCAGTTCTCCTACTAATGATTTAACAATTAATGTAAGTACAATTTTTGGAACTGTAGCTGGTGTACACAATAACTTTGTTTATAAATTAGATCTTAAAGCAGATGATGTAAGTGCAGACGACTTTTTTGGAACACTTCAAGCAACGGTTGCTAACAATACAATTATTGAATATAGAGATAGTTTTAATTTTATATTTGATAGTGTAGGTGATCCAACAGGACTTGTTACTAGACCAAGTACAGCAATTAACTTTGATGAAAGCGATAACACAACCTATAGAAGTATTGCATTCAGTAATAAAGATAGTTTTAGTCAAGACTTAGCATCAGATGAAATTTTAACAACATTTGAAGCTGGCTTCGATTTTGTACAATTAGCAGTAAAAACAGATCAACTAAGTGGTGGTTACGGATCAGCACAAGGTGATACAAAATTAGCAATAGCTCAATTAACATCTAGTGATTTAAATATATTCGACGATACTGAAAGAGTTACACGAGACAGTTCAACACAAGCAGGACTATATCCAGGAGATCCAGGTTACAGTGCCACAGGTGGTATGCGTTTCTTATGGGACGGTAAAACACATGGTATAACAAATTATACACCTGTTGCAGAATTTACACTAACTGGTAGTGTGAGTGTAACAGCAGGTGAAACTATTACACAAGCTACTACAGGTGCTACTGGTGTTGTACATGCTAGTGTATCTAGTAATACGATAGAATTAGAAAATGTAACAGGAACTTTTAACACCTCAGATCAATTGACAGGATCAACCAGTGGAGCATTAGGTGCTAATAGTGTACCCACTACAATCAACCTGACTAGTTGGGCATATATTAATTTTGTTGACATTGCTGGTACAAATATTAATAGTGGTTATAGTGGCGCCGGATTAAACAGTGCGATTCCTGCAGCTGAAAGAACACTATCAGCAGGATTAGCAAGTGGTGCTACAAGCGAAATCACAGTAAGTATTTCACTTATGAGAGCAACTGGACACGATTTTACACAAATTGGTACAGGATCTTTTAACGATAGTAACTATCCAAACGTTATTTTAGGACAGCCTGTAAACTCTCTAGCAGACTTTTACACAGATTCAGAAACGGCTAGTACTGCTCAGGTATGGGAAAGACGTAAAGGGCGAGTGTTCTTTGTGAGCACGGATCAGAACGGTTTCTTCCGAGTTGGTAAATTCTTTAGTGTGGACCAAGCAACTGGTGATATTACATTTGCTGGTGAAATTGGTCTTTCTAATGCAAACGCACTTGGCTTTAAGAAAGGTGTTACAATTAATGAATTCTCAGCAGACGATAGCTTTGCAGACGATTCAGGACAAGCTGTTCCAACAGAAAAAGCCATCGGCGGATACATAAACAGAATATTAGGATTTAATGTCAAATCAGGCGCACAAATTACAAGTAGTGGAAATAGAATTGGTACAGGATTTCTTCCTCTGAATGGACTCAGTCCAATGGAAGGTAACTTAAATTTAAATTCAAACAAGATTCAAAATCTAGGATTACCTGCAAGTGGAAGCGATGCTACAAATAAAAATTATGTTGACGATAACGCTAACGCATTTGCTACAGTAAAACAGATGCGTGATACAACTTTAGGTACAGTTGGTCAAAATGAACTAGTAGTATTCAGCGGCAAACAGATTTTGTATACTGAACCTGAAACAGGCGGAACGTTTTCTGCGGGTAACACTATACAAAATGATCCTAGCACTCCAACTGCAACAGGCACTATTGTTGAAATAACAACTGTTACTGATGAACAGTTTGGAAGCATTAGAAAAATTGTTTATACTGTCGGGACAGGAACTTTTGATCCTGACAGCGATACTATATATAACGGAGTTGCACAGGCAGTAGGATTGACTACTGCACTACAAGCAGATGTAGGTGGTCCGTTCCCGGAGATTGCAAACGCAACAGAAGCAACAGCAAGCGATGTAAATGTTACTATTACAAGAACCGCTTTAGGTACAGAATATAATTTACAAATCGAATCTGATGCTATTATAAATGCTGATGTGAATTCAAGTGCAGCTATCGCACAAAGTAAACTGGCAATGAACACGGCAGGCACAAGAGCCAATGCTACAGGAATTAGTCAAAGTGATTTAGGTGTTGCAACATTTAAGGACACAGAGTTTACTCATACAAATGGATTTGTAGAATTACAAACTAGTTCAAGTGGTGCAACTGGTATAGCACCTAGCAAACTACAACACATTGCAACTGATAGTGTACTAGGTAGAAGTGCTGCAGGATCAGGAGCGGTAAGTGCAATAACATTTGATACAATTTTATCAGAAGGTGGCGCGGTTAGAGACAGTGAACTAGGTGCTTTTGCAAATAGTGGAGATGAAGTTCTAATCAGAACAGCGGCTGCAACATATAGTACTATTGAAGTTACTACAACTGGTGAAAATAGTAAGATTGTAAAAACACAATCAGATGGTAATATTAGAGCGCAAGGATTAATACTAGGTGGTGCTGATACATATGAAGTTGCAACAACAACTGGTACTGGTACAACACTAACCTTAAAAACACCAGGACAGGCTGTAATACTTAATGCTACAGGAACAACGAGTGCATCTCTTGTTACTGAATTTCCAGGTATTATCGATGTAGGTAGTACAGGACAAACTACTGAAAGTAACTTCCAAACTGCTAGTAGTTATACAGGAGAAGGTTTTGTATCAACTGATTGGTTGTACAGTAACTTTATTGAAGCCTTAACTGAGAGAAATGCTACAAGTACAGGTATTGGTCTTGGAGCAGGTGGCGGATTTACTGAAAGTGCAGCAAATACAATAGTATTTGTCACTAACGGTACTGTTGAAGCAACAATTAATGACTCAGGTATTCAAGCTGATAATATATCAAGTTTAACTTCAGATACTGACCTTAATCTAAACGGTAATGGAACAGGTAATGTTAATATTACTGACAGTTTAGATGTTGACACAATTACTGCATACAGTGGCACAAACACTTTATTGACACTACAAGGAAAAGGAACTCAGGGTGTTTATGTAAATAGTTCATTGACAGTTGAAGGCACATCAGTATTACGTGGTAGCATTACCTTAGGTAATGCAACTTCAAGAACAGTAACATTCAACGCAAGAGCAAATAGTGATTTTGAACCAGACGCAACAGCAAATAATAGGAACATAGGTAACTCAGCCAGAAAATGGAACACAGTATATGCAAGTGTGTTTGATGGAACTGCAACTTCAGCACAATACGCTGACTTGGCAGAGAACTATCTAGCAGACGCAGACTATGAAGAAGGTACTGTACTAGTATTTGGTGGTGACGAAGAAGTAACACAAACAAATACAAAAGGCAACACAAGAGTTGCTGGAGTTGTTTCGACTAATCCTGCACATTTAATGAATTCAAATCTTGAAGGTGAGTATGTTACAGCATTAGCACTACAAGGTCGTGTACCATGTAAGGTACTAGGACGGGTAGCCAAAGGCGACATGCTGGTTACAGCAAGTATTCCAGGTTATGCAATAGTAAACAATTCACCAGGTGTTGGACAAGTCATAGGTAAAGCAGTAGGTGCTAAACAAGATGACGGCAAAGGCACAGTTGAAGTTGTGGTAGGGAGAGTATAATGGCAAAGCAAATTGTAAACATTGGTTCCAGCGTAAACAAAGGAGACGGTGATCCACTACGCACAGCATTTGATAAAATAAATGATAATTTTGATGAACTGTATGCGGCAACTACACTAGACCTAGACAGTATAGGATCTAACATGATACCTACTACTGACGGGACATTTGCTCTTGGAAGTGCGTCTAAACAATGGAGTGACCTATATGTAAAAGATTTTGTTTATATTGGCAATGCTAGACTACAAGCAGATGCCCAAGGTAACCTAGTTGTCAACGGAGCAAGCATAAAAGTAGACGGTGATGTTACAGGAAGTATTTTTGGAGACGATAGTACATTACTTGTAGATGCTGTTAATAATAAGATTGTCGGATCTGCTGAACCTACTAGTTTTAAAGCCCCAATGTTAACACAGGCAGAAATAGATGCATTAACGGTAGCAGAAGGTTTATTCGTTTACAACACTACAACAGGAAAATTCCAAGGCTATGCGGCAGATGCTAATAATGATAGTACAGCTGGATGGGCTGATTTACACTAAATATACATATAGGAAAAGAAAATGGCAGTTAGATATCCGCTAGTAATAGACACAACAGATAATAATAAGATTAAAGAACTACCGTTAAATGATAGTTTAAATCTTAGCACAAATAGTATTGTAAACGCTGTCAACATAACAGCCAGTGGAACATTGACTGTTGCAAACTTAGTGGTTGATAGCAATAGTGTATCAATCAATGGCAACCCTATAGCAACTGTTGCACTAACAAACAGTTATACAGATTTAAGTAATAAACCTTCATTGTTTGATGGACAGTATAGTTCACTCACAGGACGTCCTACTATAGTATCAACAACTGAAGACTTAGCAGACGTATCAAGCACACAAGCAACAAATGGACAAGCATTAATTTATAATTCTACAAGCGGAGTATACGAGCCTGGAAGTATAGCAGATGCTGCTTTAGACTTAACAAGCCAAAGTATTTCAGAACTAGCTGATGTTGCAGTAATCAGTATAGCCACTAACCAAGTGTTAAAATGGACAGGTGCGACATTCGCTAACAGTAATATTGCCTTCGGCGAACTTACAGGTACGCCTACTACGCTTTCAGGTTATGGCATAACAAATGCATATACAAAAGCAGAAGTTGACGCACAAATATCTGCTCCCCCAGGAGACCTAAAAGGATCAGTGTTTGGTGATGATAGTACTTTATTAGTAGATGGCGTCAATTCTAAACTAGTTGGTCCTATTGATACTAACGGTGGACAGGCAAGATTTTCTTCACTGGTCAACCAATATAGTGATTTAGCTGATATAAGTCCTGTAACATATCACGGTATGATAGTCCATGTACACAGCGAAGGTGCTTGGTATGGAGCTCATGCAGGCGGATGGTATAAAATTGCAGATGTTGTAAACAGCCTTGCAGGAGACCTAAAGGGCAGTGTTTTTGCAGATGACAGTACAATACTTGTTGATGCAGTCAATGGAAAAATTGTTGGTGACGCTGAATCACAAATAACAACAACACGCAGAATAAATTTAGAAAAAATTAATGCATCTGATCCAGAACCTCAGTTTTCATTAAAAAGCGAAACAAACACTGGTGGGTTTGGTACTTCTATTATACAAGTTTGGAATACCCATACAGGTACATATGGTCAAGAACTTACATTTAATAGATCAAACGGAACCTATGCAACTCCAACGGCAGTACAAAACGGTGACTTTTCAGGTAGTATTACAATTAGAGCCCACGACGGAAGTGACTATACTACAATAGGTGCTATGCACGTAGTCACAGATAGAATAGGTGGAACAGATGATATTGATAGTGAAATAAACTTTTTAACTAGAAACGGTGCATATGCAAGTACTTATGGTACTATGCTTAAATTAGGCAAAGGTGCTACAGTAAGCGGATTTGTACAATTTGGTTCATACACTACAGCAGAACGAAACGCCCTTACACCTGCTAACGGAATGGTTATATATAATACAACTGTTAACAAATTCCAAGGATATGAAAACAGTGCTTGGGTGGATATTACAGGTTTAGGCGGCGATAGTATAGGCAACTTTACATTCTCTAGCAGTATAATTGACACAGACGATTCAAGTGGAATTACATTTACTCCAGCTGTTACAATGAATAGTGATTTAACTGTAGAAAATGATTTACGTGTAACTAATGTAGTTTATGCAGAAAGTTTTCAATCAACAGGAACAGGTTCGCCTACACTTACAAGTAACAGTACAATCACTCTAAGTGCAGTTGATAGAATAAACATTGCCAGAGGTCCGATTAATCAAGCAAGTTTTACAACAACAGAACGTGATGCAACATCTGCTATAAACGGTGATATGATATACAATACTACTACAAATAAATTCCAAGGTTATGCTAATGGTGCTTGGGTCGACCTACATTAAGGAATAGCTATGAGCGAAAAAGAATATATTGTAACATTAACAGCTGATGCAGATCCTAGTAGTTTTCAGGCTGAAATGACAAATAGTACAGGCGATAGTAATATACCTTCTCGTACTGTTGATGTAGCCAATTCCAGACTAGGTTCAAAAAGAAATACACATTATTCATTAAGCGATGCAGAAGCAAGTAATTTAAAAAATGACAGTAGAGTATTAGATGTTGCTATACCGCCACAACAAGATACTAATTTAGAAATAGGGTTACATGCAAGCGAAAATGTTAATTATTATAAGGGCACATCTGATAACGGACAATATTATGATTGGGGTAAACACCGACATAGCATTACTGAAGAAACGCAAGCATGGTATCCAACTTTAGCAGGAAAATATGATTACATATTAGATGGTACAGGTGTAGATGTTGTCATACAAGACAGTGGACTACAAGTAGACCACCCAGAATTTAATGATGCATCTGGAGTAAGTAGAGTACAACTTATAGATTGGTATGCTGCAAGTGGACTAAGCGGATCACAGAGTGCAAACCACAACAGAGATAGAGACGGACATGGAACACATGTTGGTGGTACAGCCGTAGGTTTAACTTTTGGATGGGCAAGAAATGCTCGTATATATGGATTAAAAGTAAATGGTTTAGAAGGCTCAGGCGATAGCGGCACAGGTATTTCTATAAACGATGTTTTTGATGTTATAAAATTATGGCACCGCAATAAACCTATTGATCCTATCACAGGAAGAAAACGTCCTACTATAATAAATGCAAGTTGGGGATATAGTACTCCGGCAAGTTCTTTGAACAGTGTATCATATAGAGGTGTAACTTACACTAGTGGAAATGATGCAAGTTTTAATTCATCTCCTAATACACATATGAGAGACACTTACGGAATTTATCCATACATTTCAAATTCTGCGTATAGAGCGCCTGTAAGAGTTGCAAGTGTAGACACAGATGTACAAGAATTAATTGATGAAGGTGTACATGTGTGCATAGCCGCAGGAAACAATAGTTTCAAAGTAGATGTAAGTGGAGGCGATGATTATAATAATTCATTTGATAGGGGATCAGGTGATGTTTTTTATCATAGAGGAAGTTCACCTTATAGTACAGAAGCATTTATGGTAGGAAGTTTGTTAAGTGAAAATGCTACCGGTGATAAGAAAGTAAACTTTAGCACTACAGGCCCAGGAGTAGACATTTATGCTGCTGGTGATGAAATATTAAGTTGTACAAGCAACACAAACAAGTTTGCAGATGCAGCCTATTGGGGGAACAGTAGTTTTAGACAGTGTAATATTAATGGCACAAGTATGGCAAGTCCGCAAGTATGCGGAGTAGGTGCCTTATATCTACAAGCTAATCCAGGTATATCACCTGCAGAACTTAGAACAATGATACACAATGATTCATCAGCAACAATGCCAGCAGGCACACTTACAGGTTATGGTAGTACAGATAATGCTATGGGAGGACCTCAAAGAGTGCTCGTACAAAGATATAATACTGCTGTTCCATACGTGAATAACATAACTGGTAAATACAATTTAAGGAATTAGTAATGGCAATACAATCAATTAACATAGGTAGCATAGCAAACGACGGTACTGGTGATGATCTTCGCGAAGCTTTCAATAAAGTAAATGCAAACTTTCTAGATTTAGATACAAAGTTAAGCATAGCAGAAGGCAGTGATGCAGAAAATTTAGGACTAGGCGAAGGTATATTTGCACAAAAAAGTGACAACATTCTACAACTTAGGAGTATTGTAGCAGGATCTAACATAAGTTTAAGTGGTGGCGGAAATAGTATTACAATAAGTGGCGATGCTGCTATGAAACAACTTATTGTTGTAAGTGACAGCGGCAGTGTTGTACTAGGTACCGGCAACCAAACTATCCGTATACAGGGTGGTACAGGATTAACTACTAGAGTCACGTCTGAAGACGTATTTATTGATATTGAAGGCACTAATTTAGTTGCATCTGATACTGCTCCGGTACTAGGTGGTAATTTAAATGCAAACAGTAGAAATATATCTGCCGCAGGTACAATAACAGCAACATCATTTGTTGGACCTTTGACTGGTTTAGTAAACGGAATTGATGTAAGTGATCTAGATAAATTTGTTTTAGGATTTGACTTTGGTGCTATTGTTCCTGTAATAAATAGTTTTTCACAGTATTTTGCTGCAAACACAGACGTTGATCTAGGATCATTTACAATACCAAATGCCTCAGTAATTGACATGGGTGCTATTGCTTAACTCCGATAAATATACATAAGGAGTATACATGGCCGACTTTTGGACAATACCATCAGATAAAACAATCGCAACAATAGAGGAACGTGTAACGGTTAAAATACCATTACCTCTAAATGGTAGATATCTACCATTAGCTACTTCAGGATTAACAATTACAGTAATATCAGGAAATATTCCTAAAGGAATGAGACTTTCAGGATACGAAATAATCGGAACACCATTTGAAGTTGCCCGTGATGTCAAATATGAATTTTGTGTAAGAGCAACACACAACGGTCAAATTACAGATCGTACGTTTAGTATTATTGTTACAGGAGCTGACGAACCAGTTTGGACAACACCAGAAGGTAGTCTACCGGTAGGTTCAAATAATGCATTTTTTATTATAGATAGTGCTCCGTTAGACTACCAGCTAATTGCAGTAGACCCAGATGTAACAGCAGGAGATAATTTAGAATATACTAAAATAGCAGGTGAGATTCCGCCAGGCATTACACTAACAAAAGATGGTAGGTTAGCAGGAGTTGTAGAACCTATCCTAGCATTAGAAGTCGAAGCTGGCTCTGGATTATATGACGAGAACAATTATGGAAGTTTTCCATATGATTTTGGAGAAAGGTCAGGTAATGGTTTTGATAGTTTCTTTTATGATCTAGGCATTTATGACTTATCTATTCCTACACGTTCTCCAAAAAAATTAAATAGATATTACGAATTTACAGTCAGAGTATCTGACGGTGATAGCATTACTGACAGAACTTTTAAAATTTACGTTGTAGGTGATGATTTCCTTAGAGCAGACAATACTATAATGCAAGTTGCTAATGGATTGTTTACAGCAGATATCTCTAATGTAAGAGTGCCAATTTGGTTAACGCCTACCAACTTTGGTTTTAGGAGAGCAAATAATTTTGTTACACTTTACCTAGACGTAATTGATCCTAATCCAGATACTGGTATAATTACATATAGCCTTCAATCTTTAAATGATGATGGAAGTACAAGCACACTTCCACCAGGATTGGAGTTAGATACGCAAAGTGGAGAACTAGCAGGAAAGGTTCCTTATCAACCTGCAATTACAATAGAATATAAGTTTACAGTACGAGCAACACGTTCTGAAGTTAATAGTACCGACCAACCATTTAAAGATAAAACTTTCACAGTGAAACTTTTAGGAGAGATAGACAGTGTATTAACTTGGAATACTGCTTCTGAACTAGGTACTATAAGTTCTAATTATATAAGCACACTTTCAGTAAATGCAAGTACAACAGTTCCTAATGCTAATTTATTGTATATTTTAGAAAGTGGTAGTTTGCCACCTGGATTGAGACTAGGCCCAGATGGAGAAATAATCGGTAAGATTAATAGCTTCGGTACAGTAGATACACCTGGCTTAACTGTGTTTGATAATCAAAATTTAGTAATTGATGGAAATACAACATCTATTGATAGAGAATTTACATTTACAGCATCCGTAAGAGATCATTTTGGATTTAGTAAAATTCAAAGAACATTTACGGTTACAGTTATTGATCCAGATGATAAGTTATACAGTAATATTAATGTTCGTCCATTACTCTCAGAATCACAACGTAAAAATTTAACCGAGATTATTACTGACAGTAGAATTTTCGATAACGATAAAATATATAGACCTAATGATCCAAACTTCGGATTACAAAAAAATTTACAAATGTTAATTTATGCAGGAATAGAAACAAAACTCGTTAATAGATATGTTGCAGCTATGGCACGTAATCATAAACGCAAGAATTTTAAATTAGGTGAAGTTAAAACAGCTATAGCAAAAAATCCAGGGAGTGATTCTATAGTATATGAAGTTGTATATATAGATGTAATTGATCCTGCAGAAAGTCCAACAGGTATAAAAACACGCAGTAATTTTACAATTAGAAATAAAGCAGAAAACACAATTGATGTTGATCGTTATACCTCAGATGGGTACACTATTGAAGGGGAGTCATTAGATTTATCTGATCCTGATTCTTTGACATTAGGTACTAGACGTTTTTCTAATATAGAAGTAGATATATTACCAAAATTAAAAATTACATTAAGAGACAGCACAATAGCTGCTGTTGATACAGGTGATGGATTTGCTGTTGGAGTAAGGTCTGGTTTAGATATTATATCTCCTGTTACTCAAGGTTCGTTTGATACAAATAGATTTAGGCCAGTACCCGAAAACACTATAAGAGTTGATTCAGAAATAATTACTATAGATGGGGCTAATGATACTAAAAGATTTATTTCTAGTATAGATAATATGCGAGATAGAATTAAATCAATAGGCGAGACTGAAATAAACTTCCTACCTTTGTGGATGAGAACATCTCAGCCTGGAAGTATTGCTAGATTAGGTTTTGTAAATGCAATACCTTTAGTGTATTGTAAGGCAGGACAAAGTATAAGTATTAAAAATGCTATTGACAATGCAAATATAAAATTTAATCAGTTTGACTACGACATTGATAGATATGTGATAGATAGCACAGAAGGCGTATCAGATGAAAAATATATCATGTTCGCAAATTATAAGTTCAACGTCTAAAAGACATAAATACTAACGGAGAAACAAAAATATGGCAACTACAACAAGTTCAAGTGCAATACAAGGTATAGATGCATTATATCCTGTGGCCGGTGTGGATAATGATTCACAGGGGTTTAGAGATAATTTTAATATAATTAAAACACAATTAAACAATGCTGCCACTGATTTGACTACACTGGATACAAATACTGCAAAGTTAAACGCAAATAATGATTTTAGTGCTAATAATATAACAGATGCAAACTTTATTGCTAACACACACGAAGTTAATAACATTGGATCCTTGTCTGCAAGCCAAAACATAAACTGGACTGATGGAGACTATCAAACTCTTACAGTTACAGCCAACCCAATTACATTGTCTTTTACTAGTTGGGGCGCAACAGGTAAACTTTGTAAAGTAAGGCTACAAATTGCTACTGATAATACAGCTAATGTTGTTAATTTTAATGCACTGGGCGGAACAATTTTTAAAGGTCCGGGCTTTCCAGTATCATTCACAATTAGTGCTACAACCAAAAGAGCAATAGTAGATTTTTGGACTACTAATGCTGGTCAAACTGTTTTTGCTGACTATGTAGGTGAGTTTAGCTCGTAATGAGTCATCCTCTACTAGAGAATCTTACAGTATTATCTGATACAGACTTGCAAGAACGTCTTTCAAGTATTTCAACAAAGTATTGGCAGACTCAAAATCCAGACGTTCGTTCGCAAATGATTGTTATAATCGATGAGCTTAAATACGAATTAAAGCTAAGATCATCTAAACCTGTAGAAAATTCTGAAGATGATGGCGATAATTCTCTTGACAATTTAATTAATATCAGTTAAAATACATGTATGCTTATGAAAACAGACTCTCTCGGTATTCCGCGATTCACAAATAAAGATCTTATAGACATGATCTATACAGGTCATTCAGACAAAGTGCATGTTGTGCTTTGTGACGAATCAGATGATATAGATAAATTTAACAAGGCTATGGAAGAACAAGGTCTTAGTAAACTACAAAAATATATCCCATTAAATGTAGACGAAAAGACTTTTGACGGTGTATGTCAAAGTGAATGGTTTATGCCTGACGCATACAAAGCCATTAATATACATAATTATATCATGCCAAAATGCCTATCACCAGAAGAAGCTACAAGAGTAGAAGAAGAACTACAAGCGTTTAAAGAACGTGACATGTATGATCTTTTACGCTATATGATTTATCTTGTGGACTTTATGCGTGAGAACAATATTGTATGGGGTGTAGGACGTGGATCAAGTGTAGCAAGTTATGTACTATATTTGATAGGCGTACACAAAATAGATTCGATCCAGTTTGGCCTGGATTGGAGAGAGTTCTTAAGATAAGTAACAATATAACTAGGAGGTATAATTATGCCAATGAAACAAACAGGACGTAAAGTCTATAAAACTATGCAAGGTAAATCTATTGATATGGATTTACTGCGTCAAAAAAACGAACTTACTCCAGCAGTAGGAAATGCTCGTGTCAATGCACGGGGTGACGAGTTAGGCCCAGGTGGTAAAATTATTCGCACTAGAGAACAAATACTTGCTGATCACAGAGCTGAAAACCCAGGAGTAACTGACGAATTACCTGTAGCTAAAGACGAACAGGTTGAACCTTCACCAGATCCACTAGAAGTTACCAACGAGGATTGGGTAGAAGATGATGATGGCAACTTTGTACAAAAAGGTGACTAAATGGCAATTAACATAAACCGTATTAAGGCAGATATAAGACCTATTAAAAATAGAGTGCTTGTATGTGATATGCACTTCGGAGAACAAAAGACAGCAAGTGGTTTGATCATTTCAAACGACGACGGAACCTCTAGAGGAATATATCCTCGTTGGGGTAAAGTTTATGCTAAAGGTCCAGACAACACAGATGAATATTCTATAGGAGACTGGATCCTTGTTGAACACGGTCGTTGGACTAGAGGTGTTGATATTGATAATGGTAAACAAGAACTTACTGTAAGAATGGTAGAGGCAGAAAGTGTATTAGCATTTTCTACAGAAAAACCAGCAGATGTATACATTGGAAATGAATAGAGGCTAAATTGAATATTGATTTAAATAAGTATAAAGAATTTGTTGAAGAAGTAACAAGCGAACAGAGCAACAATGTTACAC